TTTTTCCTGGCCTCTTTAGTGCTTCCACTAGTATGGGATTTATCGTAGTGATAACTCCCTATGAAGAAGAACTTCTTATATTGGTTGAAAAAATCGAAAAAGGAGTTGAACATTGTTGCAGTTGGCATCGTTATAGAGACATAACAGTATTATGTGGGCAACTGACCAATAAAATTTTGGAAGGAGACATTAATGAAGAAGATGATGATAGAAAACGGTACGCTGAAAGAGGTTAACAAACATGAATAATATGGATGAGGAAGTAAGCGGTTGTTATGAAGAATTATTCACAAAAGTTTTAGAGCTTCAAGAGAAATATTCTGACCCAATGATTGCAGGAAATATGATGGTACATGCTTTAAGGATTTATAAAAGTATTCTTAATGATGAAGAATTTATAAGTATGATGGAAACTATTGGTGAAAGTAAAAGCAGAATTCAACCTTATTACAATAGCGAAGTTTTACACTAGGAGATAAAATGGCTGAAGTAGAGTACAAAGGTATAAAAATAGGGGGCTCAAAGCTCCTCATAATTATTCCATTATTAGGCACAATAATTGGTGGTCTATGGGGTGGCTTTGAATTATATAATAGACTCATTTCAGCAGAAGGTAAACTAAATAATTTACAACCCGCAGTAATTACTGCAGAAATGAATAGATTAGAGTCTATATACATAGTAATTAGAGATGATTTGCAGGGTGATATTGACTCAGTAGGTAGAAGAGTTGATTATAATGCTTCCGAAATAGTGCAGGCAAGAGATGAATTAGGAGCACTTAGACGACTTACAGAACGTATGCAACCAGAGATGGAAAACATTGAAGAGGCAGTAGATGAAGCCTTAGATTTAGCTAGAGACGTAGAAAGTAGCACTTCGGAAACTCAGAGAGACGTAAGAAACGATGTTTACGAAATGGAAAATCAAATGCAGGATAGATTCCGAGAGATGGATGACCTGATAAGAGCAATGCGGAACGAATTAGAGGATAGGATTTCAACAATTCTAGAGAATCCTTTGAATGATGTTCAATAAACCGGAGGAATTAAGAATTGAATAAGGACAGATTATACAAACAGTTGAAAGAAGATGAAGGTGAGGTTCTTAAAGTTTATAACGACCACTTAGGTTATTTAACTTTTGGAATTGGACATCTAATAACACAGAAAGACCCTGAAGCTTCGTGGCCAATAGGTGAGCCTGTAAGTGAAGAAAGAGTGAAAGAGTGTTTCGACAGGGACGTTGAAACATCTACCACAGAGATAAAGTTTTTAGTAAAAGACTTCGATGATAAGCCTGATATAGTTCAAGAAGTGCTAGTAAATATGCTCTTTAATCTAGGGTATCACAGGCTATCATTATTTAAAAAGTTTTTAAAAGCTATAAAGAAGAATGACTGGAATGAAGCTGCAAAAGAAGGCAGAGATTCCAGGTGGTATACACAAGTAACAATGCGAGCAGAAAGATTAATGAGTAAACTGGAGGCGTTAGTATGAGTTATATAAAAAAGTTACAAATCGAACGAATGAATTACGAATTGTTAGCACAGTGTATAAGATCCGATCAGTTATCTGCTGCACAAGTGCAAAAAGAATTTAAATACAATCCTGATTTCGAAGCATGGTATAGGAGGAAATATGCCCTATAGTAATAAAGTACTCGATCACTATGAAAACCCCCGTAACGTGGGTAAAATGGATGTCAAGGATGAAAATGTTGGAACTGGTATGGTAGGCGCACCCGCCTGTGGCGATGTGATGCGCTTACAAATCAAGGTAAATGAAGACGGTTTAATTGAAGATGCAAAGTTTAAAACTTATGGGTGCGGTTCAGCCATAGCATCTAGTTCGTTATTGACCGAATGGGTTAAAGGCCGCTCACTAGAAGAAGCCGAGCAAATCAAGAATACAGATATTGTTGCAGAGTTAAGCCTACCCCCTGTCAAGATTCACTGTTCAGTATTAGCCGAAGATGCAATCAAGGCCGCTATCAAAGATCTTAAACAAAAGAAAAAGGTTAGGTAATGAAAGTAGATGAATATGTAGAACACGAAAATGGTAGTGCAACTATCACAATGGAAATGACCCCAGATGAAACTCAACTGGTTATTCAAGTAGGTCTGTTAAAGATGATTACAGATATGAGTAAGCATGAGGAAAAACGACTTGTAGATCTTAATGAAAAAGAAAGTAAATAAAATTAATTTAGCATTAGCTATAATAGGTATTTCCGGGGCCGCTTTCTTTGTTACAGCCCCTGCAGGAGTAGTTACATTTCTCGCCTATTTTTTCCTGGCCTCTTTAGTGCTTCCACTAGTATGGGATTTATCGTAGTGATAACTCCCTATGAAGAAGAACTTCTTATATTGGTTGAAAAAATCGAAA